ATATTATTCCTGATGAAACAGATTATAAAACATTAAATAAACTAATTGGAGATTTCACAGAAAGATTTAAACCTATTCAAGGAATAACCCAACCGAAATATTATAACAACGAACAAACATTAATGGGTGGTCAAGGTTATCGAGAAGTAGCTTTTTATTTAGATGAACCTATTAAAACTAATACTAACCCATTTAAAACTGGAACACACTTCGGTGGCGTTGGTCCGGTAAGAAATGAAGTTTATCACGTAAGGTTTGATACACGATTTACACCAGAGGGTAAGAAAGTTTTAACCATTCATCAAATACAATCGGATGTTGCAAAAACAGTTAGTGAAAATTTAACGAAAGCACAGCAGTTGGGTGGAGTAAAAAGAATTAATCCTTTCCAAGCGGATATAGAACAAAGATTGTTTATGGACAGTCAAAGGAAGATTTCCAATGAATTATCTAAAGCAATGGCTGCAAATGATGTAGCAGCAACCTATCGATTAGCGGATGATCTGCAACGTAATTCTAAAAAACTTACAGAGCTATCTGGAAAAACAAGAGAGTATGATTATTTTCCAATGGTGGATGCTGACCAATATTCTGACCATGCGTTGAAATATTTGATGAGGTTGGCAACTAGAGAAGGTGCTGATTACGTAGCCGTTCTCCCGTTTGATATGTTAAATTACAAAGCATCTGTAGATGGTTTTGCAGGTAATGAAAAAGTTTATGGCTATGCTGATGGTAGAGGTATTAATAAAAAAGGAAAAGCTTTAATTCCAGAATTAATGAAAAAAGCAGCAAGGTTTTATAATTCAAAAGCAGGAACAATTAAATTATCTAGATCCGATCCTAAATTACCTTATAAAAAAATAGATACTGAGGAATATGCTTACAAAAGGGGTCATGCATTACAAGGCTCTAAGTTCAAAAGAATTTCACATTCTGATGCAAGAGCAGATAATATGGATAAATACACTTATATGGAATCTTCAGATCCAAGGTTGTATTTTAATGCATTTGCGATTAAAGTAAATCCACTTATGAGAAATACACAAAAGACCTACAAGAAGGAAGGTGGGTTAGTAGTGGATATGTTTAAACCAATAGGGTACAATTAATTATGGCCATCGAAAAGAATATTGAAAATCTAACAGAAGAAGATACACTTGAAGAAGAGAGAGTTAATCCTGCTGAGGATGACAACCCAATTGTATCTGTAGAAGGTGAAGAACCTATTGAAGAGGAAAGACCTCAAGACGATTTTAATGCAAACTTAGCTGAGAACATGGACGAGAGAGTCCTAAAAGATATGGCTAGAGAGCTTACCCAAGAATATAAAAAAGATAAATTATCTAGAAAAGAATGGGAAGACGCATACATCAAAGGATTAGATTTATTAGGCACTAGATACCAAGAAGTAACCAAACCATTTAAAGGAGCTTCCGGTGTCACGCATCCATTATTAGCTGAATCCGTAACACAGTTCCAAGCACAAGCGTATAAAGAATTGGTGCCATCTGATGGTCCTGTACGAACACAGGTCGTAGGATTACAAACACCACAAACAGAACAACAAGCAGAGCGTGTTAAAGATTATATGAATTACCTGCTGATGGAGGAGATGGAAGAATACACCACTGATATGGATCAGATGTTATTTTATTTACCTTTATCGGGTTCAACATTTAAAAAAGTTTATTACGATGCAATGTTAGATAGACCTGTATCTAAATTTATTCCTGCAGAAGATTTAGTGGTTCCTTATTATGCATCTGATTTAAAAGATTGTGAAAGAATTACTCACGTCATTAAAATGACTCAAAACGAGGTGATTAAAAAACAAGCTGCAGGTTTTTATAGAGACATAGAATTGATTGAATCCGATTCAGAACCGGATGATGTTCAGAAAAAATTAAATCAGTTAGAAGGAATTAAAAGAACAGGTGATGATTACTTGCATACTATTTTAGAAATGCATGTAGATTTAAATTTAGACGATTATGAAAACTTTGATGACAAAGCTAAGAAAATAAAAATACCTTACATTGTAACTGTTGATGAAGGTTCAGGTGAAATTTTATCTATTTACAGAAATTATAGACCTGATGATATTTCATATTCTAGAATTGAATACTTTGTTCATTACAAATTTTTACCAGGATTAGGTTTTTATGGTTTTGGTTTAACTCACATGATTGGTGGTTTGTCTCAAGCAGCTACTCAATCGCTAAGACAATTAATCGATGCAGGAACTTTAAAGAATTTACCTGCAGGATTTAAGTCTAGAGGCATTAGAGTAAGAGATGATGATCAACCAATACAACCAGGAGAGTTTAGAGATGTAGATGCACCTGGTGGAAACATTAGAGATCAGTTTTTTAACTTACCATTTACTGAACCAAGTGTTACTTTATACAACCTTTTAGGTTTTGTAGTACAAGCAGGACAAAAATTTGCTGCAATAACAGATTCAAACATTGGTAATGACGTTCAAAACAGAGCAGTTGGTACTACAATTGCGCTAATGGAACGTGGAAGTCGTGTAATGAGTGGTGTTCACAAGCGTTGTTACTATGCAATGCGATTAGAATTTAAAATTTTAGCAAGAATTTGTGGTGAATCCTTACCACCAGAGTATCCATATGATGTTTATGGTGGTCCAAGAGAGATTAAATCAGCAGATTTTGACAACAGAGTGGATATTTTACCTGTTGCTGACCCAAATATCATGTCAATGGCACAAAGAGTGACTCTTGCACAGACACAATTACAAATTGCAAGCTCAAATCCGCAAATGCACAACCTTCACGAAGCCTACAGAAGGGTTTATGAGGCATTAGGGACAAAACAAATTGAAGCTTTACTAAAACCACCACCAAAACAACCAGAACCAATCGATCCTGCGAAAGAAAATGCACGTGCATTGCAAATGCAACTGCTTACTGCCTTTGAATTTCAAGATCATGATGCACATTTAGCTGCACACATGGCATTTATGCAGTCTCGAATGGTTCAAATTAACCCTCAGGTGTATGCATTACTACAATCGCACATTTCAGATCACGTTTCTTACAAAGCTAAAGCAGAAGTAAGTCAAATGATTATGCAAAATCCTGAAATGGCACAGATGGCACAACAAGATCCTCAACAATTCCAAATTATGTTTGATGCTGAGGTTGCAAAAGTTGCTGCGCGTATTACACAAGAGTTAGTTCAATCTGAAAGCGCTGCTCAAAACAAAGAAGATCCACTAGTGAAATTAAAACAACAAGAGATTGATTTAAGAGCTATGGACTTACAAAGAAAAGCTGAAGAAACTAAATTTAGAGCTGATCAAGAAAATATGAGAGCTGCACAGAGGTTAGAATACGAATATGATAAACTTGCACAACAAGATCAACAATCGGATGAGCGATTAGAAGTTGCAAGAGAGAAAATTAAAGGCAAATGAGAAAAGGTTTAAGTGGAGGAGTAAAATATGGCCCACCGCCTAAGAGAGGTCCAAACCCACAAGGAATTAAAATTCTTAATAAGGGTTCCAAAAACAAAAATATTTATAAAAAAAGAAAATCCAGTTAATAAATTATTTGATAGCTGGTCAGAACAACAAAAGCTCATATTTCTAGCAGGTGTGTTTGAAGGTGAAGGCACTATTACCATGATCCCACAAAAAAATACAAAAAAATCAAGTTTGTCATGTAGGGTTAAAATGACTGACCGAGATATTATTCAAAGATTTGCAGATTTTGCTAAACATGGAAATATTTATAGTGAACAAAAACGAGATATTAAGAATAAATTAAGTTTTTGTTGGAAAGTAAGTGGACCAAGAGCTGTTAATTTTTTACATAAAATAGCACCTTATTTAGGCGTTAGAAGATACAACAGAGTAATTCAATGCCTAGCACTATACAAACAAGAAAGAAGTCTGTAAAATAAATCATTATGTTTCCATGGAGTATTATAGGCACAGCTTTAAAAACTGGAGCTGAAATTTATAAGAATAAAAAAAGATCAGAGATTATTATGTCTGAGGCTCAAATCGTTCATGCTGAAAAGATGAAACGCGGAGAGATTGAGTACAGCGGACAGATTGCTCAAAACCAAAAAGGTGACTGGAAGGACGAATTCATTTTATTAATTCTCTCATCACCTCTGTTTCTGCTTGCATATTCGGTTTTTGCAGAAGATGAAGAGATTGGTCAGAAACTTGATTTATATTTTGAAAAACTACAAACAATGCCTTGGTGGATAATTTCATTATGGGTTGCTGTAGTTGGTGCTGTATATGGTATCAAAGCTACAGAACTAAAACACATGGGTGGTAAAAAATAATGTGGAAATGGTTTAAAAAATTATTAGGGATAAAACCAAAAGTGTTACCAACAATTGATTCAGTAAGACCTTTAACTAAAGGTGATTTAAAAAAATTAAAAGCACAAGGTAAAATAAAAAATATTTATGAGAGACACTAAATTATTAGAAAAGTATTCTGAAGAACAATTAAAGATTGCTAAAGAAAAGCAATTATTTAAACATTTAAAAAAAGAAGTTGAGACTGGGGCTAACGGTACTCAAAAATATGTGATAAAAGAAGGTATAAACAAAAATAAAATTGCGAGCACAAAATGAAAAAAGGTAAAAACAAAAAATCAGGACCTTGTTGGGAAGGTTATCAAATGGTTGGTATGAAAATGAAGGGGAACAGAAAAGTTCCTAATTGTGTTCCTGTTAAAAAAGCAAAAGTAGGTCTTTCAGTAAATGTTGGTTC